TCTGCGCAGCTTCGGCCAGCAGCTCAAGCCCTTGCTGCTCACGACGGGCTATGGCCTGGTGCTGGGTAACTGGTGCTTGTTGAGCGTCGACGACGAACAGAGTGCGCTGCTCACCGGCGGCATACCTCGCAAACAAGCCTTTAGCCTGGAGTTCTCGCGATATGGCGACGACATGCAGAACGTCTGACGGTGACATGCTCGACACCATTTGCCAGCACTTCTACGGGCACTTACGCGGTACCGTCGAGGCCGTGCTGGAGGCAAATGAAGGTCTTGCTCGGGAGCCTCAACCTTTCCGTGTGGGGCTGCTGATCGTGCTGCCGGATCTACCGGTAGCGGTGGCCACGGCATCTGTAGCGCTCTGGGACTGACCTGCGGCTATCTGGATATCTAACTCATTAATTGGCCCGCCTTGTGCGGGCCTTCGCGTTTCAGGAGGTTTGATGCGTCCCGTTCACCGCATCGTTGCAAACGGTCAGGACATCACCGACCTGATCAATGACCGGCTGCTACTGGCCCGCACAGTCGATAAGCCCGGGATTGATTCGGACGACTTTGAGCTGCGCATTGATGACCGTGATGGTGCCGTGGCCTTACCGCGCAAAGGGGTCAAGATCGAAGTGTGGCTGGGTTGGGAAAGCGACAAGCTGACTTTGCTCGGGACTTACACCGTTGATGAAGTCGAGGTGTCCGGGCCGCCCGATACCATCGTCATTCGCAGCAAGTCGGGAGAGACACGCGGCAGCGCGAAGGAAACCCGTAATGGGAGCTGGGAAGGTGTCAGCCTGTCCGACATCGTGTCCGAGGTCGCCAAGCGTAATGAGCTGGAGCCGGTGTGCCCCGTTCAAACAATCGTTGAGCGTGCCGACCAGTTGGGTGAGAGTGACATTAACTTTATCACTCGCCTGGCCAACCAGTATGGCTGCACAGCCAAGATCGCTGACGGCAAGCTGCTGGTGCTGCCCAAGGATGAAGGGAAGAGCGCGACCGGCAAGGATCTGCCCACGGTGACGATAAGCCGTACCGATGTCAGCCGTTGGCAATTCAGGTTCTCTGACGACACGGTGAAGAAGGGCGCCCGGGCCGGATACAAGGATGGCAAAGGTGATTTGAAGGTCGTCGATGTCGGCAACGACAGCGCTCCCGCAGGAACTCCGCCGGTGCATACCGACCGCCACCTGCATCCGAACAAGTCTGCTGCTGAAGCATCGGCCAAAGCCCGGATTGATGCCTTCAATCGGTCCACGGCCGGAGTAAGGCTGGAGATGAATGGGCGAACTGATCTGTTTGCCGAAAGTAAGGTTACGGCCCGGGGCTTCAAGGATGGGGCGGACGGCACGTACCTGGTCGATTCAGTAGAGCAAACCTGGACTCAGTCGGGATGGACGACGACGGTCGAATGCAACGCGGGCAACAAGGGCAAGGCCGATGCTGACGGCAAGAAAAAGAAGGGACCGCTGAAAGTCATCGATATCAAATAACCCGTTTCAATCACACCCATGCCGCCGTCGTGCGGTTTTTTTTCGTCCTGAGGAAAGTGCAATGCCTACAGCTACTCGCGGTATCCGCAACAACAACCCCGGCAACATCGACTTTAACAAAGCGAATGATTGGCAGGGGCAGCTCGGCTACGAAGAGGGTGTGCCGACGCCACGTTTCGCCCGCTTCGATACGCCGGAGAACGGGATCCGTGCCCTGGCAAAGCTGCTGATCAACTATCGCGGTAAGGACGGGATGCCTGGCATCGGTGCGCCGGGCATCGACACCGTGCGCGAAACCATCAATCGCTGGGCGCCCTCGTCCGAGAACAACACCGGGGCGTATATCGATGCGGTGGCCAATGTGGCAGGCGTCCTGCCAAACACCCAGATCGACATCCGCAACCAGCGGACTTTGCTCGGAATCGTGACCGCGATCATTCAGCATGAGAACGGTGGCAACCCCTACGCACCGGCAGTTATTGCTGAGGGCGTGCGGCGGGCGCTTGCATGAGCGCGCTCTACCTGCGGGTGGGCGGCCTGGTGCTGGTTGTCTTGGCCTTGGCCGGTGCGCTGTACCTTGCGTACGACCATGGCGTCGATGTTGCTGATGGTCGCTGGCAGGGCAAGTGGGCTGATCAGCAGTTGATTCAGGCGAAGGGTCTGGCCGCAGCCACGACGGCGAACCGTGCCGAGGAACAACGCCGTCAAGCGGCCATCAATGAGGTATCAAACGATGCGCGAATTCAGAACAACGCTGCAGTTGCTGATGCTGTGGTTGCTGATGCTGCTGGTCAGCGCCTGCACGACACAGCCCGCGAACTGGCAGCTCGAGCAAGTTGCTCCCCCGGCGATCCCGCAGTTGCCCAACGAAGCGCGTCAGCCACCCGCGCCGCAATGGTGCTCTCCGACCTGTTCCAGCGGGCTGACAAAAGAGCGGGAGAGTTGGCAAAAGCTTATGACTCAGCCCGAATAGCTGGACTGGCGTGTGAACAGACCTATGGCAGTATCCGCAGTCAATAATCGTGCGATCATTGGAGGTATCGCATCTAACGGAGTTTCAATGGACCGCTTACTCGCCGGGCTGGCGATACTTTTGCTGCTATTTTGGACAGTCGTCGTGATAATTATTTTAGGGATGTTGTACCCATATTGAGACAGTGGGAGATGAGCAGTTACCCCGGATTCTGTACGTTGCTACTTCATGGCCTCATGGGAGCGGTTAAAACTCTCTACAGGTATGTGGTGCAACGTCAACCCATCACACGCTGTCACGGTCTTAGCATACTAAGAGCAGCGCCAGCTTACATTGGGCTGTATGCCTTTGGTCTCCAGCAGCGAGCATTAGTCTGATGCCCGTCCCAGGTTGGTTCGGGGACCGTAGGGCGGGCAGGCCAGCACCTCCTGGCTGGTAGCAAGAAATGTAGGTCGCGACTAACGCCAGTCGGATGCCATTCGTCGTATCTGTCGTAATAGTAGTGGCCTAAGGACAGTTGTTTTCCTTTGTCACGCTACATTAACTAAGCCGTTACGATTTCGCGGCGATCATGGGGAGCGCCCTCGCGACGGCGGTATGCAGCGTATGAGTGCTCATTCAAGGTTCAACCTGTGTGAAAGGAAGCTGTGCAAGTCGCACGAAGGAACTGCGGCTAATGGATGCGGGCCCTGGCCTGATGCACCAAGGATCGATAAAGAAGTTGTTGGCTACTCCACAAAATGGCACCTGGTGGGGGTGTACTTAAGGTGTGCTTCATGTGGCGAGTCACAACGTGCTAGTGATGCGGTTAAACCATTTTCGCATTACAAAAGCTGCCCTAATAAGGCTTCTGAGGAGCAATTCCCCTGGTATGACCTGAGGAAAATATTGAGCAATCTCCCTGATGTATGAAGTAACCGCCCACGCCCTATACAGTTTTGGGCTGGGCGGTCTGACGACTGTCCACCAACACCCTGCCTGTAGTTTTACCTAAGCCTCGCAGCGCTCGAATCTGCTCTCAGTGAGCGAAGCGTCTATGCATGACGTTCTGTCGTCTACCATCACACGCTCGGGCCGATGCCCCGGCCTGCAACGCCATGGAGGTGTGAAATGGTCAGCTATGAGAAACGCGGGAACGTTATTAGTCAGGTCGTTGAATGGAATAGGAACTGGCTAATGCTGGGGGGATTTGTGGCGTGTGCTGAGTGTCTGGAATTTCAGTCCGTCGAGTACTTTGGTGAGCCTTTCAAGCACGCAAGCACTTGTAGCAAAAATGGTCAGTCTGCTGAAAATCCGTGGGTTTCGCTGGAGGCAATCCTGAATTGGTCAGTAGGCCAAGGTAGGGGAGCAATCAATCCTGATCCCTGACTGCGTATCTTCTCGACGTCTCGTTCTATTGATAACCATTCGAAGTTAACTGGCACTACAGCCGTTCTTCGCAATTTTTCGACCCGCGCAGTATCGGTGGTCGGGTCGATCCATCCTCTAAACAGCTCTATCTACTGTCAGTACCAGTAGCGAGCGGCGGCTGCCAGGTTGCTGCCGGAACTGCGCTGGCAGCATCGGCTGCTTAGAAAAGCTTCACGACGAAACAATAGCCGTCCGGCCAATGAAAAGGAGCGGCCCGACAGCGTGCGTCAACACGCTGCCGGGTCACCGTACCCGCAGACTATCCCTGCAAGTCCAGCCTAGGCTCCCGCTTCGTGCACAAAGCGCGGGGAAGTCTATCGCCTGTTTATCCATACAGTAAAGGCTTGCTTTTAATGACTAATCCGATCATCCCGTGGATGGGTGGCAAACGCCGCCTGGCCGACCGTCTTATCCCTCTCTTCCCGCCCCACGAATGCTACGTTGAAGTGTTCGCTGGCGGTGCGGCACTCTATTTCATGCGTCCCCAGGCCGCGCCTGTTGAAGTCCTAAACGACATCAACGGCGATTTAGTGACGCTGTATCGCGTTGTACAAAACCACCTTGAAGAGTTCGTTCGTCAGTTCAAATGGGCACTCAGCTCGCGCCAGATTTTTGAATGGCAGAAGATGACACGCCCCGAAACCCTAACTGACATTCAGCGCGCCGCTCGCTTTTTCTACCTGCAGCAACATGCTTTCGGTGGCAAAGTCTGCGGTCAGACTTTCGGTACCGCGACTACGGCCCCGACGATCAACCTGCTGCGCATTGAAGAGAATCTCTCAGCGGCTTGGCAGCGGCTGTCAGGCACGTATGTTGAAAACTTGCCGTGGCTTGAATGCGCCGAGCGCTACGACCGGCCCCACACATTTCTCTATATGGACCCGCCGTACTGGCAGACCGCAGGGTACGGCGTGGACTTCCCATTCGATAATTATGTGCTAATGGCAGATTTTATGCGGCGTTGTAAAGGGAAGGTCATGGTCAGCATCAACGATCACCCTGATATCCGCCAGGCGTTCGAGGGGTTTCATTTTGAAACTCTGGATATCCGGTACACCACGGCGAACCAGAGGCAGGGCAAAGCCGATTTAACCGGTGAGCTGGTTATCATGAACTGGAAACCGTCTTTGCTTGGCGGGTTGTTTTAGCACGCGCTAAATAATAAATTCAATTTAAAAATTCTGTGCAGCATGTATGGAAATTATAGGTGAATTAGCTCTCAATGCCCGCCATTTACTTGGCGGGCAATACTAATGTGGTAACTTTTCAGCTCGTTGTAATTTTCTTGTGGGCTTGGAATTAGGATTGATATGCTCGTCTCGCATCGTCTAGTGTGATGATGTTGTGAGGGTTTGCGCTGAAGAGTGCGGGGAATAATTTTCCGTCATCTGTAAATATAATATGATTTGTTGCTAGGTGTATTAGCGAGCTGTCGGTTATGCCATATGTTAAAAAATTTTTTGGTGTGCAGTTTTCAATGATGTTTGAGTCTATTTGTTTGAATTCAGAAAAAAATAGGCGCGCTGCTTCGAACGCTAACGCTCTAGCTCTTCCTTTGATGTCTATTAGGTTTGATACTTCTGTTGCAATATAGTGGGTTATGTAAATTTCTTTAAAGTTTTGCATTAGGTTGCGGATTATATCCAAGTCGGCAATTTTGAACTTGTTTAGTCTGTCCGAATTTTTTATGTGTCTTCCTTCTTCAATGGCGCCTATAACCATCAGCAATAGTATGTTGGTATCTATTATTAATTTAGGATTGCGCAACGATCAATCCTCCTTATATTTTTTGAAGCCTTTGAATTTTCCCGTTTCAGCATTGATAATGAAAACTTTGTACTCTCTACGCTTTCCAATCAAGTTTGCTAGTGCCCAAAGATTGTTTGGTTGGTTAATGCTGTCTATAACCTTATCTTGATTGCTTTTTTCTATATCGTAGCTATACGTAATTTCATAAGTTCGATCATCGTCCGAGATTACTGCACCTTCTAACACTATATTTTTTGCTTGGGGTACGAGTGTGTGAACGTTGACTCTAGCTATGTCGATTGCTTTGTTGAAGTCGATCACTCTTATGCTCCGGTTTTTGCATTGTGGTTGATGGTAGGAGGCTATACAGATAAAATCTCGGTATTGTTGCGCCTACGGGGATGTCAAATATAGATGGGCAGATCGACGTCCTAGAGTATTTTTACATTGTGCACAGGCCTCATGGCAAGTGCTTTGGTGGTCTCCATTCAAAAAAATGTCAAAGTTATGACCATGCGTATTTTTGCTAGGAGAACAATCTCAGGAGATCGAGCTCTTTGTGCTGCGCAGGACAAGCAAAAGCTGCAAACGAGTGTCGCTTAGCGACTTGCTTAGGTTATAGCCTTCGCCACAGAGTTTGATTCATGATTACTAGCTTCTGTACGCGATTGAGTTTCGAAACCCTTAGGAAGCTTGCTCGGGCATTGGGGATCTTCAATGAAGCCTAGCCCATCGCAGGCCGTGCAGTCCTCGCGTAGCTCGAAGCGATCACAACAGCTTGAACACTGGGTAAATATCGAATAGCTCTCCCGCTCCCACAGCTCTATATAGCGCGGCATGTCTCCGGCTTCCAGAGCCAGGAGGGCGGCATCGGTGATTGAACGGTAGATATCGGGATCGTCCAGGCGGGTTATGGCTGCACCGTCCATCATTCTGGATGTCTCTACCAACGTCAGAGTGTCGCCGGTGTTCGTGAAAATGAACCGATCTTGTAGGACGCCATAGTGCTGATAGGTCTTGGTGATGATTTTGTGCTCCGTCTCGCCCTCAATCTTATGTATCTGCGCAAAAAAGCCCATCGGGTCGAGCTTGACGCCAGGCCCGTGAAGAAAATACCGATTGCCGCGAATGCTGCCGGTCTGGATGCCTGCCGCGTTGTACACGTCGTAGTCGCTCGCCGGGTGGCACCAGGAGGTCGGGGTCTCTTCTGTGTAGTGGCAGTAGGCGCCCGTCAGCAGCTCCATCATTTCGAATCGCTCCATGGGGTCGATCTGTCCTAGCGACATCAGTCTGTCGGCAAGGCGCATCAAGTAGCGGTACTGGGCCGATATGTTCTCCCAATGCGATGGGGTATGCAGGCCGTGGTACCACTCGGCTATCGCTTGGTCTCTCTGTTCGGCATCCACGGGTCTTGCTCATCCTGTACTGTTTTTATATACAGTATTTGATGATGTATTCAAATGACGAGCGAAAGGTGATGAAGGGTAGGGCGGACCGGCGCGGCCAAGTCGCTTTGCAGGGCAGGGCAGGGCAGGGAATATCTGGGCCAAAACTTGGGCCAATTCCTCAGGCTCTGGCAGGGGAGAACAGGGTTTTGGGCCTCGGGGATGCCCCTATTTTCGAGGTCAGTTCCCTGTGTGACACTGGAATGACGATATAAAAAAATGTCGCGTCATCGCGCCGACGCGATCATCTAGCTTTAGATGCTTGTAGGTCCCAGCGGCAGACGTGCTTTAGCTTCCGGTCGCGATAGGCTGTCGGGCGGCGGACGCAGCGAAGTGACCTCGCTATCTGGTGATGCGTAGGTTCGGTCCTTTGAATTGCATGCACGACGTGAGAATCGGCCCCGAGAGCACCATTTCGGCAGCGGACAGCTAGTGGTATGCTCCAGCCACATGGAGGATATATGGCTCAAAAAAAAATGTTACAGGCAACACAAACGCTCCAACAGCAGCTCGATGGAGAAAGGCGTTTAGTTTCTTTTGATAGCTATGATTTGAGTGTCCGCCAACTACTCGAGATGTTCGAGTCCGGCGAAATTGATGTGCCGCCGGAATATCAGAGGCAATTCATTTGGGATGAAAGTCGAGAGTCACAGCTCATCGAGTCTGTTCTTCTGGGTATTCCCGTCCCTAGCTTGTTTATGGCCACGAATAGCGACTCCACTTGGGAAATTGTTGATGGTGTACAACGTTTAGGGACGCTTGCGCACTTTTTCGGCAGCCCCAAATTGTTAAAAAAAATAAACCGTCCAACAGCACTAAAAATTGAAAAGCTGGAAAAACTTTCTGCACTTAATGAAACTGTTTTCGACAGCCTACCAAAATCAGTTCAGCTAATGTTCTCCACAAGGCCGATGCGTGTCACAGTTTAGAATGACAAAAGTGATCAGAATGTACGCTTTGATTTGTTCGAACGACTGAATACTGGTGGTATATCGCTAACAAATCAAGAGATTAGAAATTGCGTGTTTCGAGGCCCTTTTAATGATGATATTAAAAGGCTTGCACTTGATAAAAATTTCGGTGCTATGATAAATCTAAAGCCAGGTGATTTGAAAAACGGAACCGCAGAAGAGCATGCTCTCCGCTTTTTTGCATTCTACGATCAATATAAGAGCTTTGATCATAGTGTAAAGGATTTTTTAAATGGCTATATGCAGCGCTCTGCATTGAAGAAAATCTCGCCAAGCCTCGAAAAGGTATTTAAGCAGACTTTCGTCCTTTTAAGCAAAAATCTTCCTAAAGGTGTAATCAGAGGTAATCGTGGTGTCACCCCCGTCAACCTCTTTGAAGGGATTGTTGTTGGTACTGCGCTTGCGATAAAAACAGGAAAGCCGATTGCTGAGGCTAATCTCCCAAAGCTATTAGACGATGAAAAATTACGCGTATTCACTACCGGGGCGACTAATACAAAAAAATCAGTTGTTGGCCGAATTGAATATGTTCGTGATGCTCTGATAAATTAATGGGCTGACCAAGAATGCTTACTGCAGTTAGAGCAGAAACCTCGGCCCGGCTTACAGAAGTTTTTCAGCTGGTAGAATTAATTCGCCAGCTAGAGGCTTCCCCGCCTCAACCTGATCCTGCAGAGGCGAAAATTTTACGTGGTCTATTTTGGGTTCATTTGTATGCTGCTCTAGAGTATGCGGTGAATTCTGGTGTCCAACGTTTTCTTCAAGCGACTGAGTTATTAAATGCGCCGCCAGAGCATTTTCGAACATGCTTTTTTAGCGTAGCTTTGGAGCCGAATTTTTCGGCCTTACGAAATGTCGGAGAGGATAAGCGATGGACCAAGAGAATGGAGTTTCTGGTAGCTCAGTCATCGACGGTTCCAAATAAGATCAATGCAGATATATTTGGGCTTTATCTCCAAAATATTTGGGCGGAAAAAATAGACGCTTTATTCGCTTGTTTTGGGATCAGCCAGGCAATAGTGCCCGACCCTTCGTACAAGCTCTATATCGACGAGTTAGTTTTGCATAGAAACGGAATAGCCCATGGGCGAACTAGTGCATTAGGTGTGGGCTCAATTAGACGCTCCCCAGACCTTTTATTACGATATGAAGCGATCAGTGCTACATGTATATATCTATTTGATTGTTTGGAACAGCACCATCTTTCCCGTGGGGTTATTCAAACCTCCCAAAGGATGGCCTACACCTAACGCAGAAACTACTTGGTGGATGAAATGTGTAATCCACATGAGTTCCTTGTAAGTGCGATGCATCATCAGTATTTTGGCTCACATCAGTTCCTGCCCTTGAATTCAATGGGGCAAAAATGGGGCAAACCGTACGCCATTCTATGCCATTTCATGCCATCCGAACGCCATTGAGTTTTACTAAGAAACCGCCTGCGAGCCCTATGCCATGTGGGTTTCAGGCGGTTTCTGTGTTAGTACCCAAGCATAATTGGGGTGTGCGACGAAAGATCAGAAATAGCTTTATTCATCAGAGGCTTATGAGTT